TGTACAAAATACATTTCTGTTTGAGCATATGATTGTTGCATAGCTTGTACAACCCCTGTAGCTGTTTGTGCTGATACAGCACCACCGAGACGTTGAGGATTAATACCAATAGCATCAAAACATTGTTGTTTAAAATAATTTGCAAGTTGAATCCTAGACATCAATCTATTAGTCTGCTCCATGTTTAGAGTTTGATAATGATTGAAGTTAGTTGCATTCTCAGTATTTGTAATTGATGTATCAAGAGGTAGCATTTGGAAATCTTTCATTGCTACGTATGCTTTTGCATAATTATTCTTGCCCCAGTCTTCTCCCATTGAGTGACGTGGTAAAGCATTTTGATCAAACATTATTACTGTTCCTAATTCATCTATTAGAATGTCAGCAATTTGGTTGTTAACCATATTGTACCCAACTTGATAAGCTTTCATTAGATCAACTAATGATGTAGATCTAGTATTTCTATCAGAAAATACTCTACCTTCTACAGGTAGTTTGCAACCATAAAGTGTATTATTACCTTTAAATTGAAATGGCAATCTACCAGGTTTAGTTCTATTAATACCTATATAAATAGGATTAATGTTGTCACCCATAGTAGATCTCCACATAGCCGGTAAATTTGGACCAATTTTTACACCACCCCAAACTTCATTTATCCATATCCATTCAATATGCTCACCTTCTAATAAATTTTCTTTACTCTTTTGTTTAAATATAGAACTATCATAAACACCCTTTTTAGTAATCTTAAATGTTTCATCTACTATTTCTTGGGTTACTTCACCATCTGTTTCAATTTTAGTTAAATGACCTATTCTACGTTGTGTCTTCCAATATATAGTTGAAACACGCATTAAGTTACCTTCACCCCACATAGATACATCTTCATTCTCATCTAGTATTTCACTAAGTATATCACCACCTCTTGCAGGATCATCCCAATAATTAGATGTAAATTGTCTATATGCTAAACCTGGCATTTGTGTATTCCATTCATGAGATCTAGTTGCATCATAATATGCCCCATCATTTTGGTATCCGTTAACTTGATATTGTGCAGATCTAGCTGGATATATTTTTTGAAGAGATTTCAATTGTTTTTCATCCATTAAATATCCATATCTATCAACAACATCAGATACAGTCATTAAATCTACTTTACCACAATAATTTGAATCTGCTATATATCTTTGATCTGGTGATTTTTGATAGAAAGTTAGTACAGGATTCCAAAGCTCAATATCATAGTCATCTTCTAACATTCTAAAATGCCAAAATTCTCTATCTGAAATAAGCATATCTCTAAATCCTCTTTCCTCAAGTTCTTGCATTTTGAATCTTTCTTCATCCACTGCAAGTTGATGTGATGCCCACTCTTCAACCATACTTCTATAAGACTTGCTAAAAAAGTCTTCTATCTCAGGTAATGATTTTAATCCTTCTGGAGATAGTTGTTGTTGTGCTTCTTCTGATGAAGGATCCATACCCATCTCAATCATCTTACGCACTAAATTAGCTTCTGCATCTGCTAATAATGCTTCTTCTACTTGTATTCTTTTTTGTTCAAGCATCTCATTATAAGATGCGTCATCTACTGCTCTAAACTGTACTTTAGTATATCTTTTAGCAAATTCACCTGTTAATACATTTATAACATTAGGAACAATAGGATAAAATTTTAATTCTAACGCTGAGTCATTCTCAGCTGTTAAAGTATCCATTAAATCTTTATACTCATTATCGGGCTCAACAATATAATCTGTTTTATCAATTATACCTTTTGCAAGTTTATAATTTTTAAGAAGTCTTCTAGAATTTAGTCTTAAAAACTCAATACCTTGAAGTTCTAACCAATCTAAATTCCAAGCTGCCCAATCATCTGTCTTTTTAGAATATGGTAAAAATTGTACAGGTTGAGTTAGACTAGAAAACGTAGGTCCACTTTCTGCAGTGGCACCGTTTTTCATTTGCATGGCGTTTAATACTCTCATATTGATTTACTCTATTTAATGTTTTTAAATCCGGATCTTTTTATTTTAGAACCACCCAAACCTCTTTTACGCCCAATATTTTTAAACGGACTACTATACTTTAATTTACTTATTTTTTCTGGATTTACCAAGGAATTATCGTCTGATTCACGCCTTTTAGAATATCCCCTATTAGATTGTTGTATTTTAGCAAAAGCAATTAATGCACCAAAGGTAACTAATCTATCTACGTTTAATCCAGGATAATAAGCTAGCATTTCTTTTATAAGCATTGGGTCTGGTATTCTTTCTACTCCTAATGTCTGTGACATAACTGATCCATGATCATCTGTTTCTTCATGAATGCTTTCTCTTAAAAACTCTATTGCATAAGATATTAAATGGCTTTTAAATAATGTTCCTGTATTTTTCCACCCATATTCTTGATATACCGTTCTATTAGATCCTAAGTCTTTTAAAAATAGTATTTGTTGTTTAGGAACTAAATATCTTTGTTTTTTCCTAGCTATCATATGTTGAATAAATAAAGAAATATTATTCTCAACAATTGTCCATGCATTATACCATTCTATTATAAGTTCTAATCTTTCATGTGTTTTGTTAATATCATCAAATCTACCACACCATGCTGCTACTATCTTATCTTTCTCAATAAATTGTTCAACATCCCCAGCACCTATATCTCTAGTTACTTCTGTAGCATTTTTATAAATATATATACTACACAATGAATCTGATGTAGTTGTTTTACCTTCTGACACAGGGTCAATAGAACCATAGTATGCTCCAAAACCAGGATTTTCAATTGGTCTTTCCCAAACTACAATACTTCCAGTTTTATCTTGTTGTTTTTTATTTACTGGAAATTCACTTATTGGTAATTTATTTGTACGTTTAGCAGTAATGCCTGTTTGATCTCTATCAAGTTCAATAAGTTCATAAGGATATTCTTTTTCTTCAATCTTTTTTAATTGCTTACTTAATATACCTTGTGGAAATACAGACTCTTTTCTATACGCAAATGCTTCAGCTATGTTAAGTGGTTTTTGAGATATTCTTAATTGATATTGTTCACCACTTAATTCATTTTTCCATCTTGCTCTTTCATTTTTAATAGCTACAATTGCTTCATCTATTTCTGAGTTGCCAAATTTATCTATATAAGGAGGCATAGACCATTGTTCTGGTATAAACAGCCCTGCCATGCCTATTGTACCATCAGCATCCATTAAATTAGTTTCTACTGCATATATATCATTAGCAGTTGGATTTAGTATCATATCCTTTAAAGGATTACATTGTTCTAAATCACCTACAGAACCAGCAGCAATAAATTGACCAGTTGTCATCATACCAGAAGACATAGCAGGACGTAAATATTCATATGTCTGCATCATGTTTTTAGCAATACCAGCTTCCTCATGAAAGAAATAAGTACAAGGACCCCCAACACCTGTAGTAGCATTCTTTTCAAAAGAAGCACCTTGTATCTTTGATTTAAGACCTCTTGATGTTTTTCTATTATTTATTTTTACTTCAATCTGTTGTTGCCAAAGTAAAACCTTCTCAGGATTGCTTGGTCTATACCATGCAGTATGTTCATTTAAAAATGTTTTATATTCTTCTAAAAACTTCCAAGATCCTTTATCATTTATATAATCTTTAAGTGATGCACCAATCTTACATATAGATCCTTCTTCAAACCAATATTGATTAATGATTTTCCCCATATGAAAATATGAAGATGCTATCTGTCTTTTTTTAAGAATGGCAGCATGTTGATTATTTAACTCTGCAATAATCTCATATAATGCCATATGGTATTGTGCATCTCTTACTTTTGCAAATCCATATTTTTTTTCTTCTTTATCAAATATTGGTAAGAAATTAAGCCACATGTAATAATCTCTAGTAAGATACCATTGTTTATTACCGCTTTTAAATATAACTCCCGTTCTACATTTGTTTTTTTGATCTTCCCAATAAGCAGTAAAATCTTTTGATCTAAAAGGTTTATTACAATAGTTCCCTTCTGAATTAAATCTTTTTGCTTCTTCATTAAATAGCCATGCTATGTTGTCAAAATCATAATTACCAGGTTCTTTAAAAATAGATTCTAAAAATTCTCTGAAATGATTATCTGACTCAAACTCTCTAGTTGACCATTTATGATTTTCAAATATGGGTATAATCCTACTCATCTCTTATGATGGCATATACGTCCCCTACTTGCAATAATAGGTGTTCTTGCCCATCATGTTTCATTGGAGTTGGCATAGCATGTTCAGCATATTGCACCACATCTCCAATTTTTATTTCTTTTACAGAATCACCTATTCCAACAACTCTACCTCTATAAGTTATTTTTTGTGCTATTTCTGGAATAATAAGTCCTGATGCAGTTTTAGTTTCTGCCTTTATTTCTTTGATTAATAATTTTTGTCCTACTGGAATAATTTTTTCTGCCATAATTGTTGATTTTATAATTGGTCATAAGCTAAACCTGCACCACCACGCACAGAGCTGTCTTGTTCTTGTCTCATATCTGTAAATGCCCCTTTATATGATTGTCTAATTGATTCAAATTTTGCAGCAGCATTTACCATTGAATTTATATTTCCATCTCTACCATGTTCAATAGCTGTTACTTCCATATATTTTGCTAATCTATCTAACATAGACTTAATACCTACATATGCTCTATAAGTTGGTGTCTGATATAATTTTTCACACATTGCCTTAGCATATCTAATTGGAGGATCTTCAGTTGATTCTTCAAGCTCAATCTCTTCAATAATAATATCTTCCTTTTCATGTTCAGGTAAATTAAAAAAAGGATTTAAATCTGGATTAGGACATGTCATATAAAATAAATATTTATAGATGGGCATATAAGTGTCTGGATATTCTTCCATAATTTTTTTAAGAAAAGGTAATGCATGACAATGTTCTGTTATTACTAAGTTACTATTTTCTATATCAAATAATCTTACTATCATGATTTGTTATCTTTTATCCACATCATCAAAGACATTACTTCATCTTTTAAATATGGTAGTTCATAAATTTTAATTGTATCTAATACAGGTTCACCATTGACATGTTCATTAATTGGATAACCAAATTTATCTTCTCCAACTTGTTTAAACTTAACATGTTGAATTGTCATTTTACCAATTTTGAGTTTAGGGTTATGCTTTTTAATAATATACATATATATACTTAATTGTAAATTATAATGATTAAGATTACAATCATCTAAATGACTTATTGGATTATACATTTTGTTTGTTATACCTTCCCAATTTGTAAAACCTTTTTCTTTTATTTCTTTATTTGTTTTATAATCATTTATATTTATCACTCCATCTACTACTTCTACAACATCTGCTTGACCACATAAACCAACAGACTTTAAATAAACCAAATGTTCAGGGTATAATCCATTTTCTAGTTTTTGATTTGGAGAAACTTTAATACCATTATCATCTATTATTGGTTTAATAATAGGTACTTCTATACCATTGCGTTCAATAGTCTTGAAGTCAAGCATATCTGCTTCTCTTTGATTATGATAAAAATTACCTAATGTAATAGCTCTTTCAGTTTCACCATCCCATGCTGCAATAATTTCTTTAGGTGTCATACCATACCACTTAGACCTTTTATTCTTTGATGATTTTTTAGCTTGACCATCTCTATCAAATTTAGGTTTAAATTTACCTATAAAAGTTGTTACTCCAGTCCATTGAATATTGTCACCATCTATACTTTCATATACATGACCTTCTTCTTGAAATTTTATTGCCATAATATTATACTATTGTAGTATACCACAATTGATTCTCTTGATTAGTGTATACTGTTGTTACTTCATTGTTTATGTAATAATTAATCTGTACCATTGTTTTCTATTTGATTATTAATTAATTCTTCTTGTTCTTCTGATGTCACTGCATCCCAAAAACCTTTAGGACATTCAGATGCTAATGATCTCACTTTAAATCCTAAACTACAACCGCAATCTGAACAACATGGTTGTGTTCCTGGAGCAACACAATCATTACCTTGTGCATCAAAGAGTGAACATTTTATACATATTTGATATCTAGCTGTAGCTATAGCCTCAACATGTTCTTTTTTAAAAAGTGAGTTAGCAATGCCATCAGCAATTTTATCAGCATTTTTAAATATATCTAAATATTTTTTCCACTTACTTTTCATTCTTAAATTTCTTTTTATTTAATATATCTTTTTCCATTTGTTGTAGTGCTGATTCCATTTGTTCAACATTTTTATTAATTTCTTCACTTTTTGCAAATCCTACATAAGTTCTTTTAGCTAAATTACCTAAAATACTTTTATTCTTTTTAATTGCTTTTTCAAGTTTGTTTTTTCTTAAATAAAAAGTTCCTAAACCATCTACTTGTATTCTTGGGTAATTTAAATTAGATAATTTCTTTCTAAGCTTAGCATAATAAAAAGTTATAAATTCATCTACAACTGTATTATGTACACCAACTTCATCTGCAATACCTTTTTTAATATCTTTATGGCTCTTTGGATTCACTACCTAATATTTTATAATCAAGCAAAACCAACCCTTCTGTTTGAACACTAATATTCTTTTGAAGAGCTATTGTTTTTTTATTATTACCTTTTTTAATTAATAAACTTTTTCTTTCAGCTTTTGTAATTGCATTTCTAGCAGATTGAGGACTTTTAAAAACACCATCTTGTACAAGTTTCAAACAAAATTTAGTTAACTCTATATCTTTATTTTTTGATAGTTCTGCTAAAAATTTTAGATCTGAATTACTAATAAGTATATTATTAAAAAAACAATATGTCATAATTTGATATTGAATACTTATATCCATATCAACTTTCATTTTTAAATCAACTTTATTAACTAATGCCATATCATAAACTTAATATCATATCAACTAAATCAGGATGAGGATAACAATCAGTTTTATCTTTCCTAACATTTGTATGTGTTAATAATCCTTTTACATTACCTAAATATGCATCTTTTTGAAATCCAAATCCTTTAGTAGGTCCATGCTTTTGTATAAATTGTTTTAATCCTAATCTAATGTCAATTTGATCTCTTTCACCTATATACCTTATCCATTTCTCTGTTGCTTTTATTTGGGCTTCTGAGTAACTATGAAACTTATTATGTCCATTAAATGGTTCATTTAATAAAGTAACTTGATTTTCTTGACATAGTGAATTTACATATGTTCTATTATCATGAGTTAAATACCCCATAGAACAAATCTCTATACCAACTGAATGACGGTTCATCCAACCTGATCCTGTTTTACCTAAATGCCAACCTTGTGCACCTGTAGGAAAAGCTTGAACTAAAGTACCATCATGTTCATTATTTCCATTTCTATGATCAATACCACCTAATACAAATTCAGTTGCTATACGCCCACGTGAATCTCTACCCCACATATCTATACATGCATGAGGATTAGCATGACCAGCAGTATGGTGTAAAAAAATATATTCATTGACTATAGGTCCATTAATATATTCTCCTTTAGGTAAATAATGTTTATGTATTGTTTGATCAAAATTTGTTTTATAATACTGACCTTGTAAGTCAGTATCTTCATCAATTTCTTCCGGTCTAGTCAATTGTAAATTCATTAACAATGACCACATATCATTATCTACTATACCTGTAACAGGTAAATTATGTGTAAGTTGAAATCTATCTACATGTTTTTCAGTATTAGGGCCAAAGATACCATCAGCTTTTATCCCTAATTTGTTTTGAAGTACAACTACGTTAGGACCAGATGATCCTACTTTTAACATCTTCATACTATGAAGGGTTCATTGCATTATCCATAGCAGCTTTAAATTCATCTGCTTCAGGAGTTGATGGTTGACCTCCTTCTTTTTGTGCAGCATATTGTTGTGCCATGTACATTTGAGCTTGCATACGTTCTGCTCTAGCTTTTTCAATTGCAGATAAAAGCATTTCATAATCAGCTTGTACTTCTAAATGTGGAATGTTGTCTTTGTAGAATGCAGTTATTTCTTCTCTACGTTCTGCAAGTTGTTCTTTAGTTAGCTGTGGATCTTTTTCAGATAACTCAGGATTGGTTTTTGTATTTTCCATTTTTATAAATTTAAGTTAATAATAACAAATATATATAAAAAATGTTTAAATTAAAAAAGTTTATTATAATTTATTTCTTTCAAGAATAATTAACAACTCTTTGACATCAGATATATTGTTAAATTGTATATTTCCTTCCAATATTTCAACCATCCATGATTCATCTTGAAGATTATCATGACTATTAGATATTAATTCAATACCACCCACTCTATAAGTGTAAAAATAAAATGGTGTATCTCCACTTTCATCAGCACTTACATTTACCTTTTTAAATCCTAATTTTTTAATGCTTGACTCTGTCATGTCTTCATAACTATTTGATAAGCTAAATTATATAAAGTATTATCTGACTTATCTGGATTATTTGCTTTTAATCTATTTACTTCTTCTATCAATTTACTTTCTTGACCGTGTTCTGACGCACTTTTTATTAATTGATCTACCATTTTACTTTATCAGCCCAATATGCAGCAGACATTTTACCTTTTTTAATATTTTTACCATGTCTTGCTTTAAAAGATTTACGTTTTGCTTTCATTCTAGCTGATTCACCCGCTTTAGGTTTGCCTGCTGTACTAGCACCTTGCTCTCCAAAACGTATAGTTTTAACTTTATCTCCTACTTTAGCCACAACTACATGTGACTTTTTTGGATGTGATGGTGTGCGTTTAGGTTTATTATAACCTGACACACCAGCTCTTGTTAATCTACTATCTTTTTTCTTTGCCATGTTTTTTATTTTATGAGTCAGTACATAGATCATCACAATCTATACCATCTAATATTGTTTTTATTTCTGCATATGTTTCCGTAACAATAATTGGTAATAAACCAACACCAGTATATATATATCTAAAATCTAAATATGTATTTGTAGGTATGTCATAATATTCTGTAACACCTATAATTTGTGTGGCATCTATATATAATGGTTGTGTTGTTATTTTTGGAGCAATGGGCACCCCATATATATCTGTTTGTACATTACCACCTAATGCTGCAGCAGGTTGTAATGTTGCCTGTGTTAATGTTACAAATTGTTTTTGATATATTGGTATTCTTGCCATTTTTATTATATTGTATCTTTCTTTTTTGTTATATCAAATAATTTTAAGAGTCAATTGATGCACCTGATCTCAATGTTGTTGAATCTGTACATCTATATCTAAAACTTAATTCAACTGCAAAACTTCCAGTAGACATTTCATTAGTTGTAATTGTATTTGAAGTTGTAAGTGAATAGTTTGCAGAACGTATAAACTGAATATCATAAGCAGCTGCTCCAACTATATTAGGATTTGCTATGTATAATGCTGGAATAGCAGTTCCTGAATCACTAATGTTTACATATGATAGTATATCACCATTAAAAAATTGTCTTTGACTATGTATATCATAAGGAAATGCATCCTTAAGAACTAAAGCTTGAGTTAGATCAGTCTTTGTAAAAGTTCCTATGCTTATACTTAGATATACATCTACCATGTTACCAGTTCTAGTCCAATATCCATATTGGTGATTATAATTAATACCAGATATTCCTGCAGATACTGAAGGTGTAATGGTACCTGTTGTTTGAGATATTCCACTACCTCCACCAGCAGTTGTTTCTATAATATTTCCGCTAGCATCAACAGATAAATTATAAGTAGCTGTTCCAGTTTTACTACCAGATCCGTAGTCTACAAACTTAATAGATTTGTGTAAATCTATTTCTTCTGATCCACTAGTAGTTTTTATTTCAATCATTGGGTTATTTCCAGCTGCTCCTAATTTAAGACCGGCACCACTATAGTTGTACATAAAACCATACCCATCACCATCATCATCCCAACCAAAAGAAACTTTATATTGACCATCTTGTTGTACTAAATACTCCGGATCTCCTGCTACAACTGAACTAGGTTTATTTATAATAAATCTATCAGTATTTTCCATTCTCATCTGGTAAAGGCCATTACCTAATTGACCTTGTCTAAGCTGACTATCTCCAATTACACTATTTGCTCCATCTGTATATACTGGTAAAAACCCTGTAGTACCACTACCAGTAACTTCACCTACATCAAATGCAGATCTAAGATCTTTCATAGATATGAGTTCATTATACATTTTAGGTGTATTAAACATACTATCATCTGGATTAGGTCTTCTACCTAAAACAATGAAATCTGTATCTTCATATTTTTTTACTACTCTTTTACGGGATAATAATCCCATCATATCTATTAGTATATTTCCCATTATCTTTTTTTACCTTTATGCAATCCGTGTTTAGCATGTTGTTTGCCTTTTTTAGTGGCAGCACGTTTCTTTTTATTTGCTGCAGCTAATTTAGCTTTTCCTTTTTTTGTACTCTTTAACTTCGAAATAGTTTTAGATGGTGCATACACTTCACCAGTTACAGAACTTTTCTTTCCGCTTGGTGTTCTCCACTTCTGCTTAGTCCATCTAGTAAGACTTTTTTGTTGTTTAGTTTTTGCCATTATCTTGCAAATAATATTTTTATTGAATAAATAACTAAAGCTGATAAAAGTAAATTCATTAATGGATCATTATTATCATTTACCACTTCTTTTTTTTGTTCATCTTTTCCTATTGAAGGTTTGGATGAACCACAAGTAAATAATAACATACAACATAACATTATTGAAATGATTTTTTTATTCATTTTTTTTTACTTTTCCTTTCTTAGTTATTCTTAGTTGACCAAGATTAATTCTCATAAGAGTATTGTATGTATATCTAAAACGTTTAATTTTATCTTTTATAACCTTAATCATTTTTTCTTTTTTGACATTGACTTAATTAATCTGTCAATTTTAGCTGCTTGCCCTTTATGCATAGCAGACGCCTTTTTTAATTGGCTTGATATTTCTTTTAATTTTTTTGCATCCATTATTTCTTTGTTTTATATCCTCCTCCGTTTGCTTTATAACGTTTTGCGAGCATTTGAGCTTTACGAGCAGACCATTGACCAGCACGTCCACCCTTACTCCCTGCTTTAATTGAATTAAACAATCTTTTACGCATTGTGGGTTTAGTGTAATTACCACTACTATTAACTGTACTTTTCTTTTTACTTGATTTCTTAAGTGCCATTATGCTGTTGTTTTTGGATAAGCATTATCTAATATACTTTGAAGCTTTGCACATTTCTCATAGTCCTCAGTATCTATATAGTATGCTATCATATTTTCTAATTCTTCCTCTTTGGGTCCGTTGTCCGGATCATAAGACATTATAAATTCTTTACCACTATTAAATTCATGTTGTATCAATTCATCAAAAGTGATTTGCCCCGAAAGTATCAGCCACGAATTGTTATATGCTTGATCTAACAATATATCGTCCAACTGCTGCTGTTGTATTTTACCCATTATATCATCTGACTCATTAGATTCTGCCATAACATTTATTTAAGTTAGTAACTCTTCTATAAGAACAATATACTAAATTTAAAATTTCTATAAAAATTTTTGAGTCAGAACATGTCCCCCGCCTCATGTAAAATTTGCTCACGCCCCCCTAAAAGTTATGTGTTTGGCGTGCTTAAGAGGTTCTAGCAATCTGATCCCCAGCTAAAAATTGGCACGGGGATACCCCCCGTTGCTTTAACAAGTATTAATTTAAATATAATAATTATGTCAGTATTTTTTAGAAAATTAAGAGTAAATGATAGTACAGGAACAGCTACTATCATCGTAACAGACCAACCTATCTCAAGCAAGGTTGGAGAATTAGCAGGAATGAAAGTAGGAACAAGGACACAGGGTAACATAACCTTTGGCGTTCTATCTCTTATAGACCCTGAAACTAATAAAGTAATGAACGCTAAACATCCAACAATTAAAGCTCTACAAAGTAAGCTTAATGCAGGAGATGAAATGAAAGGCTTTCAGCTAAGTGACAATCCCGTGATTGATTTAAACACAGGGGAAGAAACAAACTTGCGTTGGGTTGAACAAGCCTAATCCAAGAACAAGGGGTGTGTGAAAGCACACCTCTTTTTAACCTAAACTAACAATTATGTTTTTAGAAGATGCACAAGATGCTTGGAATTTATATAGTATAAGTCCTGAGCTAACATGTACCTGTGATGAAGTACATACATGTCAACAATGCTATGAAGAATGGCAAGAAGAAAAGAAACTTAGACTTCAAAGACTTGAAGATGCTTTAAAAAAAAGTAATAATAAGAGTGTGTAACAGCACTCTTTGTTTTTTTAACTAAGAACAAAGCAAAGCATTGTAGTTACCAACTAATATGTGCAGTTACTAACTACTATCTCTTCTTTTTCTTTAATTGTTACACATTATTGTGGTAAAATAATAAAATATGTGTGTGTCACACTAAAGATGAGGTCTTATAACCCACAAAAACCCACTTATTACCACCACTAAAAAACTAAAGGTACGTATAATTATATATATAGCTAACACAAGTATAACTAGAGAGATGAGTCAAGCAATACCACTTACTATTCTGAAATAGTGTAAGCCATAGGATAAGCACTCTAGTTATTAGTGTTAGTTTGTCTCTTCCTCTATAGGATAATAGACATAGTACCCGCAATATTGCAAATAATCATTTAATAAAACAAGTATGAAAATCAAAGTAAATAATCCAGAACAATTCGTTACATGGGGTAATGCTATAGGCATTGTCTTATATAGCAGAGAACAAGACTTATTCGTTAACTTCTTTACAGGAGATATGGAACATAGTCGTGTAGAACGTGAACAGTTAGGTTCTCCATCGTTAGTAGATCTCTTAATAGAATTAGAGAATAACCCGGAACTTAGGTTCGTAGCAAAACAAAATCAATTAATAACAGTGACTGAACAACATACAATAGACTTTCTTGCGTATGCAAACAGTTACAACTAAATCCACTTAATTATGAAAAAGAAAATCATTTATTTAATGCTCTTTATGTTTATAGGAGCACCACTATTACAGTCTTGTGGTTCAACCAGAAGCTGTAAATCGTCAAAGTATAAAAAATCTATGTACCAAAAGAAATGTTGGAACGCAAAGAAACAAAAATATACAAGATGTTAAGATCATTAGTAATATTCCTGTTTGCAATATCATTTATGAGTTGTGAACAGGAGCCTCTAATGGAGGTACAAAGTAATCCAGATGAATATAAGTTATTCTCTCAAGTATATGCACCAACAACAGACACTACAAGATATTTATATATGTTGTATAAGTCAGAAGATAATGGTGTATCTGCAGAAGATAAACTTATAGTAGCTTGGTCAAATTATGTAGTATATGCTACATCGTTTAATATGCCAATTACAGGAGAACAATTTATGAATTATGCAAGTGCATATTATGATGGTGACGCTAATACACTCAACAGCTTTGCTGATGCGTTTGTTATATCAACATTACAATATGCTACTAATCAACAAAGAACAACATATCAAGTAGATAATACTTGGAATAAGTTCTTAATACCATATGACATAAATATGTTTATAGATGCAGGAGATGAAGTAAATATTATTAACTAAAATTTTAAACAAGATGAAACACTTAGTCAAAAAATTCATTAAACTATTGTACGTAGTAATTGTACCAATACTTGGTATAGTTAGTTCAGCATTATATTTTAATGAATATGGATCAGGATATATGCCTGTAACCATTATTATAGTATCAATGTCAATATTTTGTATTTTAAATGCAGTATTTTTTACTGTATTTATGGATAAGGTGATATTATTACCTAAAATAGATGCAAGATTTGAATCAATAATTGGATTAGGAGTAGCTTGGCAAAAAACTTCTTTGATGATAGTATTACCATTTACTACAATAGAAGTAAAATGGAAAAAATAAATATTAATAATAGGAACCTTACATAAAAAGTGAGGTTCCTATATAACACCACTTAATTATGAAAGATATAAAGTATAGTAAAAACGTATTAAAATTACAATTGATAGTATTAGCAATGTTATTATTTGTACTTGGAGTAAGTGCACAAAGCACATACAAAGGAAAAAAAATGAATCATGAGTCAATCTCATCTGTATTTACAGTACCAGGTGGCTATGAAAGAAACAATATGGATGCATACTCTGAATGGTTGATAGCTCACCCATTAAAAGAGAAATCAGAAGTTGAATATTATAATGGAAACATTAAGCATAATAATTTTATTTATGCGGCAGTATTTGATTATGAAATAGGCACAAGAGATTTACATCACTGTGCTGATGCAGCTATATATCTTAGAGCATCGTATAACTATTCAAGCGGTTTCTTAGATAGATTACAATTTACATTTACAAATGGTTATAGAACTTCTTATATAGATTATCTTAAGGGAGCTAATCCAACACCAATTAATGCTGGTCGTGATATAGTAACTAAACAAGGTAAAAGCCGTAAAGATAATTGTAAAACATTTAGAAAATGGTTGGATCTTGTATGGAGTTATGCCGGAACATATTCAATAGAACAGTATGATACTGAATCAGTAAGTTATTGGGATATGCAACCGGGTGATGTGTTTGTAACTGGAGGATTTCCAGGACATGCTATTACCGTAGTAGATATGGCAGTAAATAAAGCAGGACATAAAATATATATGTTAGCTCAAAGTTATATGCCAGCACAAGAACAACACATATTATTAAATCCACTGACTTTAGATGTTTGGTATTCTATGGATGATATGAATTATATCAATACACCAGAATATACATTTGAACCATCAGATTTACGTAGATTTATATTATAAAACGTTACGTGTAACGTACTAACAGTACCAGTAATTATATATCATATAATTAAAAGTACTACAATAGGTCCAAAAAGATTGATTAATGGTTAAGTGGACCATCAATTAGACAGACACCCTTTCTTTTCTCATACTTGTTAGGAAGGGACTGTCTAATTATTTATAACTAAAAAATTAAAAAATATGTCAAATACACTAAGCATTAGAAAAGAAAGCTTAATAAACATTGTATCAACTATATTATCAAATAAAGGTGTACATGAACCTTTAAACTTTGATCATATCAAAAATATTATACTTAATAATATGTCTGATAGTACTTTAGAAAATGTAGTAGAACTTATGTTAACTAAAGAACATTATGAATTAGTATATCCTAATGATTTAGTAAAAGTAAGGCCACCAAGTTATCATGAAGGCAGTAAATATGAAAAAGATATACTGAAAGATATGGGCTTACTACCTGAAGATAATATGGTTTATGCAAAAGTAATATCAGATAATAGCTGGTCAACAAATAATAAGTATAATCCTTTATATAGTCAGTTAAAGATAGAATATCTATATCATGATGAAAACCGTAACCTTACATTCATTGAAGATACTACTAGTCCTTTTGAATTAAAAAAATTAAAAACAAGAGAGCTAAATAAATTAGTTAAATCAATGGAAAACCAATTAAAAAATAAAAAAGATGCCAAAATTATCAATGGAACTGATCAGATCACACTATAACCAATGGAAAAAGAAAGAATCAATTAATTCTACATTTGGTTATACAATGAATGAAATGTATAAACTTAATGATATTGAGTTAGCAAAAGAAAAAGATGATAATATAGCTCTTTTAAGATTATTAAAAGATCATGTATACAAAGAAAAATAGATTTGGTATAGTAAACCGTGAGGTAATAACAGATCCTAATTTATCAATTGGTGCTAAAACATTATATAGCGTGTTATGTTGCTATGCAAATAAAAACAGAACATGTTTTCCATCAATAAGTACATTAGCTGATGACACTGGCTCAAGTCAATCAAGCATAGACAGATGGATAAAAGAGCTTAAAACATATAAATACGTAAAAAGAATTGGTAGAAAGCTAATAATTAAATAACACCGTTAGCTATATTAATGCTTTTTATTTTATAATCTGAGTTTAATATATATTATATTATGTGAGTCAATAGAAGTAAATAGTTATCTTTATAAAATATTAATAAAAAGATGATTATACAACTTCCAAATGGACGCATAATAGAGTGCTCATTAGAACAATACTTATCATTAACAGATGATGAGTATAAAGATCTTAATGGCCTTAGCTCAGCATATACAAAGGAAGTGGGTAACCCGTTTTACAATAGCTTTTCAAAATCATTACCTCCTGAGATACAGGAAGAGTTTATTCAAGAGAATGAACCAAGATTAGATGAAATTGATGCTTATGAAAAACTAGATGACCCGTATTTTCACTCTGATGATAGTTAATCATCACTCAATTATTTATTAATTCACTAAATTTTATTAAAAATGCAAAACAAAGTCAACATTGTGGCTGATGATATGGGTAATATCATCCGTCAATCAAGTAAAAACGCAGAATTCGGTCACATTAGATTAGAACAACAAAGAGTAGTTTTT